CTCATGCATATGTTGTTCGTAAAAGTGGCCTATTTCAAATGAATCGCCATGAATCGGAAACAATATGTGATTGGGGGCATTTGCAGCCAAAAGCTCGCCAAACGGCACCAACCACCGCCCAACTGAATAATTCAGCCAGGCTGTGGAAGAGTGTATCGGACGAGGTGCTTTAGCTGCGCCTGTGTAAAACTCTCGTTTTATGAACATCTTTGAATTGTTGATTTCTGTTCCGTAGCAAGAGACCATCTGTTCATTGATCTCTGCGCGCAGTTTGATGCGCTTTACGGCTGGAAACCTTACCAACCATTCATCCAGTGATAACGGAACCAAGTCTTCACTAACAGCCAACAAGGATCCCAGCAAGCTTCTGGGCACCTTGACATCTTGCCAATTAGAATCAGGGGTTTCATTCAAGACCCTATTCTCTATAGCAGCTTTGGTGTTGTGACTACACCGACGGGGCATACAAGGTTGATGGTCAAAGGAATAAAACATAGGATAAGCACACAAATGAGGCTCGCAAGCTTCAATTCGTGGGGGCTTATACTTAATAACTTTCCTCATTGATTCATCAACTTTTCCATCCTCTCCATTATAGCAGAAATCCATAAGCTTAGCCATACTTAAAAATCTATTCACATGAGTGGATAGAATAGCTGGTCTAAAGCAAAGGAAAGCCGCAATTAGGATTACGATGAATTGTGTTACGTGGTGGTTCAATATTAAATGTACTGGAAGAAGGTCCCATGGGACCCGGTAGGCCATTATTCCTACTAAGAGGGCGCCTGCGGTATAACGGACGTAAGGAGCACTATCAAACACAGCCATACCTAGTCTGTGATTGTGTTCACTCATCCGATCCACAGTCGCGTGGGTAACGGGGGCCAAATCGGTTTGCATTGTGGTGTAATATTCTGACATAGCCTTAACGGTAGCCCTAGGGTCAAGACCTACTTCTGTCGCTACTTGCTGTACCTTGCGCAAGTAAGCGGCATAGATCTTTTCATTCATGGGGTTACCAGGCTTGTAAGTTTTCATCACTAATTCATTAATCCGGTTTGTTGCCGTATCAGTCATAGGGTTCACGTGTTTGAACTCGGAATTGTTTGCAGTTACCACAAATTGGTACAAATGCAAAT